AGAACGCGACCCCTGCGATCCTGCAACCGAAACAGCCGTCAACGTCAAGACCAGGGTGGGTTTCACGATGTTTCATGTGGAACAGTTTAGTTGACGTAGTCGCCGTAGCCTGCTGCGATCAACGCTGCGCGTTCTGTCTCGTCAACATGATGGTCGTGACCGCCGTAATAGATGATATCGATATCGGTATCTTCTGGTGGCTGGTTCTCGGTGTAGGTGCCGTCAGTAAGTTTCCACACGTTACGTCCGCGTGGGCCGGGGGTGTAATGCCGGTACAGCTGCCAGATCAGCCGGTTGGCGGGGATCATGTTGCCGTGGTAGTAGTCGCTGCCGGTGAAATCCACCTGGTTGTCGGTGGGTGTGCGGAACAGGTAGAGACGGACGTATTCGACGCTGCTGGTTCCTGTGCCGGTGCCGGTGGCGAGGCGTCGGTAGAGGCGACGTGATGTGGTCGCCCCTGTGCCGGTGCCAGATCCTGTGCCGGTGCGTGGATGAATGTGGAGGCCGGTGGCTTGGTCGCCGGCGGTTGCTGATCCTGACCCGTATCCGGTGCGTAAATGTTCGTGAAGGATCGCGTTGATGGAGGTGCCTGTTCCTGTGCCTGTGGCGGTGCGGAACCTGACGATGACTCGTACGTTTGTTGACGTGCCTGTGCCTGCGCCTGTGGCGGTGCGGAGTTTGACAACTACTTCGGTGCCGGTTCCTGCACCTGTGCCTGTGCCTGTGGCTGTCGAGGTGACTGTTTTGGAACCGTTGTATCCGGTGACTGCGCTCGCATAGCTGATCGCGGTGGACGAGTAGCCGCCTTGAATGTCGGTGGTGCCACCGTCGTACGCTAACTGTTCCCGGTCGTATAGGTAGTCGGGGTTGTCGTAGTCGTCGGCGATGGTCGCGCCGGCGTAGGTGATGTGTTCTTCGTAGTCGGTGGAGGATTCGTAGAGGCGTGCCATTAGATGGCTCCCTCACCGTCCACGGGTTTCTCCATGCCGACTTGGCCGTACAACGCGCCACCCGCAACCCAAATTGCTGTGTGCAACCACATAGGGATCATGACGGTGCCTCCAAGAACGGCATTGCTGGCAGTTCAGGATCAGGACGCTCATCGTACGGCTCAAGGTGCACATGGCAGCCGCCACATTCGACGAACGGTGGTGTGCCGAGCACGTTGTAGTCGATGCCGCCGTTAGGACAGTCGCCGTCTGTACAGGTCACAGTCACCATGTCACGATCCCTCATAGATAAACGTCATGTACACCGATCTGACTGCATTCCATGTGAACGGCGTCGTTGAAGTGGTGTAAGTGATCCCAACATATGTACCCGCTGAGTTCATTACGTTGAACATGACTTTTGTCGTATCTACACCGCTAACCAGACCGAAATACTGATTCGTTCCGTCGTAAAACCAGACTGGCCCCAAAGTGGCATTGATGCGTCCCGATGCAGCGGTAACAGGCAAACTGATTGCCATACCTGTGCCTGTGACGCTTGTCGTCGTGCCTGTCGTGATGTCACAAGTCACCATGACAAAGTTCTGCACGCGGGCATAGCGAGCAACAATTGAACCATTCCCGAGCGTCCAGTTAGTAAGGGTCGGCGTGTAACTCGTCCATGTGCCGATAGTGCCCGCACCTGTCCCCAACTTTGTTTGCACCGCTTCCATCGCATCGTTGATGTTCGCGTGCTGAGCGCTATGGGACGGCGACGACAGGCTGTCACCAGCAGCCGGGTTCGTCAAACTATCAAGACTGGTAGGAAAATTCGTAGCCATCACACACCCCCCGGAGGCTCAGGAGCATCCCACGTTGGGGCGGGAGTCCATGTTGCGGGCGCGTCGCGGAGGGCTTGCCGGTAGGTCGCCCACTCGTCACGTCGCCCTGTCGGATCATCCGTCGTCTGTGTCCAGTCCGACGCGAACAGTAGGCGGTCACGGCGTAGGCGTAGACGTTCTAGCCACCATTCATCGGGCACATCGTCAGGGTCGAACTCGGCGCGTAGGTCAATAATCATGCGAGCACCGTTATTCCAGAGGCTGCCATAATGTCTCCCGTGCCCCATGTAAACGGAACAGTCGACGATAATGATGCGCTTGGGTTGACGTATTGGCTGCCGCCGCCGTGGTCATCTAATAGAAGACGGCAATAGAGATTGCTCAAATAGGGTCGCACAGCGCCTAAATATTGGACACCGCTAGAAACATCTGTGTACATAGCAGTTGCGCTTGTGATGTCGTTAGCGCCGAAAGACAGACCAGGCGGCGCAGATATTACTAGATCGCCTGTGATGCTGCTCGTACTACCCAGCGTGAAGTTCACAAAAAACATTACGAAGTTTTGAATCAGCACATATTGGCCGGTGATCGTACCGTTACCTAACGACCCGCCGCTAGTAATAGTTGGAGTGTACGACTGGCGTTCACCGATGGCGGTGCCGCCGATGCGTAGGTCACCGGTGGCGTTGATGTCTCCGTTGACATCCAACGTGTACGACGGCGACGTATCATTGATACCAACCTTGCCATCAGACTTCACAGACATACGAGTTGAGCCGTTAGTTCTCAAATCAATGTCGTGAGCCGAATCTGTTTCCAAATACAAGCCGCCATTACGGTTCTCAATCTGCATCAACCCACCGCCGGTAGCAGGAAAACCCATACTTCCAGCTTCTACCCCACCTGCATAAATGATCACACGGGAGTTGGTAGCACCGCCCACCGTACCGCCCGTGTCGTCTAGCAATATCGAAGCTTCTGTGCTGTCAGAAATCTCCAACTTTTTTGTAGGTGTCGCCGTGCCGATACCGACCCGTTCATTCGCATCATCAATATGCAACGGCGCACCATCCAACAACGCCGTCTCAATCGCCTCGACAGCATCATTCACATCGGCGTGCTGCTGATCATGCGGAGGATTATCCAACGTGTCCCCCGACGTAGGATTCGTGAACGCATCCAACGAACCAGGAAAATTAGTAGCCATCACACCACCTCCACGTCAGGCATCGCGGGCAGTTCAGGATCAGGACGCTCATCAGTTGGCACGAGCATCACATGACACCCGCCACACTCCACGAAAGCAGGTGCGCCCAACACGTTGTAGTCGATACCACCGTTCGGACAAGTGTTATCGGTACAGGTCACAGTCACCATGTCATGCCTTCCGATACCAATACTCTAAATCAATAGTGTCGCCTGTTGCCCAAGTCCACGGGTAGGTTCCACTCAAACCAAATGCGACAATATTAGAACCGGAAACATTCTGTTTGTAACAATATGCCTGCGTACCACTAGCTTGGATAAATCCGGCTACGTATGTAATAGGGCTATTATCTTTCAGCCTTGCTGAACCCCTCCACGAAGGTCCGCCGTTTGCCGTTCCTACTGGATTATTGATAGTAAATCCGCCAGTCAAAGAACTTGTTGAGCCAAACGTCAAACGGACCTCAACAAATACGAGGTCGTTGATATGACAATACACGGCATCAACGGTGCCGTTACCCAACGTGAAGTTCGTGAACACCGGTGTGAACGTGGTCCATGTGCCGATAGTCCCCGCGCCTGTCCCCAACTTTGTTTGCACCGCTTCCATCGCATCATTCAAATTCGCGTGCTGATCCGCATGAGGCACCGACACAGAATCCAACGCATCAGAAGCAGACGGATTCGTAAACGAATCCAACGAAGAAGGGAAAGAAGTCGCCATCAGTCCAGAGTCAAAGTCAACGAAGTGATCTGGAACGTGTCCCCCGCAACCACCGCAGCCGACGACGCCAACGCCCCCGACCACAACGCATTACCAGAAGACAACGCATCCCACAACGACCAATGCGTATACGTCTCAGTCGCAGCAACATTCGTCCACTCAACAGTCCCAGACGACGCCATCGACCCGCCAGACGCAGCAGCAAACGACACAGCCTTCCGCGTCGACTCAGACGCAGCGTTCGCCGTACCATCCTCACCAGGATCACCAGTATGCAACTGCAAATACGTCCCAGCCGAAGCATACGACGACCCAGCCGTCGCATCCAACAACTGATCTTCAAGATAGTTAGAAATGCTCATCAAATCACTCCAGGTGGTCTAGACCGCACCCGTCATTGTAGCACCAAACCGACCCCCACAACGGCAAAAGCCCCCCGCCGAAGCAGGGGGCTGATGCCTGAGGGAACTCGGATCAGCTGTTCGCGCCAATCGAGGACGACGACTCGATACGGCGAAGCGAAGCCTCGCGGAACCGGCCGTAGCCACCCAACCAGTACCAACCGATCGGCTGGAAACGCTCCAAGGTGTCAACCACAGGGCCACGGACGATGCTCGGAAGCGGGCCGTTGCCGTCGGTGATCGAGTGTGCCTTGGCGAGAGCCTGACGGCCCATGATGTGCGTGCAGTACACGTCGATGTCACCGGCAGAACCGGCACCATCGGAAGCGTCTTCGAACACCTTTGCGCGGGGCGTCTCAACGAAACGCACACCTTCGAACGCGCCGATCTCACCGTTGTAGATCATGTCGGTGTCGACGTACACATGCGGGTCACGCCACGCTGCTGCGCCGGTCTCCGAACGGAGGTCGTACGACACGTCAGGGTGGATGTACGCCATGTACAAGCCGTTGAAGGTGGGGACGTTGTCGCCACGC